AATTATTTAGAAGAAAATTTAAAAGCTTTTGAAGAGCAACTTCCAAGAATTTTAGAAGAACAGGAAGGAAGATTTGCAGTAGTAGGAAGAAAATCTGAAAAAGGTGTTTCAACAATTTCCGGTTTTAAATTTACTACCCAGGGAGTTTCTGCTTTGAATACATGGTCCTTGCAAAAGTCGTCAATTTGTCTTTTGCTTTCAATATAAGGTTGAAACATTGGATCAACATTTAATTCAAGGTAGTCGCCGATAAAACTAGATATATTGACAATAGTTTTATTCTTTGATTTCCAAGCATCACAGTTTTTTTGTAACAACTCTAATTGACCTGTAGGATGCCAAGCATTGTGTATAAAAATATCAGCGTCACTAGATTCGGTAACAATTTTATCTTGTACTGCATGATCGGAAATATCATGCCCGTTAGCTCTACTATACCCAATGCACTCATGTCCTTTAGACATAAAATGATTGAATATTGTTTGACCTATACCTTGTGTATGACCAGTAACGACTATCTTCATAATCAGTTATCTCTGTTGTTATACCTAGGTTTATTTCCTTGGTAAGGTTTGCGATCACCACGATCCACCCAAGGGCGACGTGGACGCTTACTTGCCAAGTAGGCACCGTAGTTTTGAGAATCTCTGCGATACAACTCAGCAGGATTGTAGTCGCGAAGCTCCATACGACAGAAATTGTAATAACCTTCTAGATCGTCAAAGATTTTAACGATGTCTGGGCGGTTTTCGAAGTATGAATAATCTTTGTAATTCTTAGCCATTATAGCCTCTTATTAGTATTTGATAAATGAACCATTTTCTCCGTCTTCGGAGATCTCAATCCAAACCTCGCGGTCTGGGTACTTGTTGGAGATAGCGTCATACAAATCGTCTGACATCATCTCGCAACTCTTGTAATCCAGTTTAAGTGCGCCACCATCATAAAGACGTTCTAGCCAACGCTTAAACTGAATAAACTCAATGTCTCGATCATTGTGTGTAACATTGATCCAGACTTTAAAATGAAATGTATGGCGATGCGGATAACCTAAAAAACTTACATCATCCCACTCACCAGGCTTATTTAGGTTAGGATCTGTAAGTGCCGCAGGAAATTTGTGAATACCTTCCTTTTGAAAGGTAACCCAAATCATTTTAAGTGGGCGCCAGTCTTGTTTCATTGTCATTGGATTCATAATATGTTCTTTGCTGAAATAGGGCCTTTGCTTTTAAGACCAAAATGTTCTTGAATAGCAGTACCGCATAAGGTTCTTTGATATGCTGCCTGCTCGCCGGGACCTTCATTAGTAAATCGAAGCTCAAAACAAACTTTAGCACATTCGTTGATAAGTAGCTCGACCAGTTTGTTTGCACGTCCTGCAATTTCGGGAGCGACATATCCTGCTTGCGTCATTAGTTGGTTGATTCGTTCATTCATGACTTTAATTGCTCCATGGTAATAATTTTGCTTAGTTCGCTACCGAGATCTTTATCATCAGTAACTACATGAAGGCTGTGACGATTTTCATCGTGCTTTCGATCGTAACGTGTAGTTTCAATAATAGTTCCGCCACTAGCGCCGTATACGTTTAATCGAAATCCGTTTGACTGAAGAGATGGACTTTCAACATCTTCAGCAATGCTCAAAGCATCGTCAGGACCGTCATCGAATAACCAATTACGAATTTTTTGTTTAAATGATAATTTCATTGTTCTTTCTTCTGTCCATCGTACTCTGTTAGATTTACTAAGGGATCCGCGAATTCTTGGAACCTTGGTTGCTACTGTTGCTCCATAACCACTCATTTGATAATCTCATCTTTACCATATTGATCCCAACTAGTAAACTTATTTCTATCTAGCAGGTCATGGAGGTTATGGCACCACACTCCGTGATTTGTTGCGGCAAAATCTTTGTCGTCTAGCTTTATTGTAGCATTATATCCTAGTTGTGTCAAGTAGGGCAATTTTACCGAAATTTGAGGAATGAATTGACGATGCTCAATCAAGGCGCTTTCGAGTACGCCTTCAACTTGTGCTACATCAAAATCTAAAGTACACCAGTAGCCTGCATCAAGACAGTCTTGAATCATGTATTCCCAAGGACCCCAACCGTCAGCATCGTTAGTTTCAAGTTTAGGAAAACTTTGATTAGCACCAAAATAGATATGTTTGATGCGCTTGCTCTCATCGAGAAACGATTGTGAAGTGTCGGCAATGTGTAGGATTGTCTTAGGATCGTGGACACCAACTACAAATAGTGTTTTCATTCCATAGGCAGGAGTCTTTTCGATTTCTATGCCTGTGAAGAATTCCACGGAGTTTGCTACACCGGTTGTATAATCACGCTTCATATTATTTTGTAAATTTAAAAAATTTAAGGAGGTTGTAAAATCGACTCTTATATGGGTCGGACAAGATTTGTTGAGCTAGACTAGGCTGATGTGGACATCTACCTTGATTCCAGTTGCATGTATTAGTTATCGGTTTGCGACAAATAGCGCAAGATTGTCTCATTGATTGTCCTCAGTTGCAAAAGGCCATCTAGTAGGATTTTGTTCAAGCCATTTTTTATGTGCTTCTTCTAAATCTGCACGAGTGCGAAGTTTGACGTTTTCTTCAATAACTGTACCATCATCATCACACAGACTAACTTGATATGGAGCATCAATGACAAGATAGTCATCTTCTACTTGCCAATCATGTTCACCGTCAAACAACCAAGCCGCACCACCTTCGTGATAGGCTGTTTCAAATTCTTCTTTTTGTTCGTCTGTAAAGTCATCACTGTATTCAAACCAACAAGCATGTTGGTCATCTAACTCTGAACCCCAACCGCAGTCTGTGCGAGCATGTGCTTGTACATCGCCTTCGATAGGCAAATTACATGCCATGTCTTCCTCGACAAACCCTTGACCCCACCGATAGTGATCATCAATATCGACCCAGCTAATTGTACCGTCCGCATTTTCGCGAAACATTTCAATGTGCCAGCAGATACTTTTCTTATGTAGGGGTTTAATTAGATAAACTTTAGACATCAGTCTTCCTTAAAGTCTACTACGTTGCCATCTGCATCTGCGCAGATAATACGTACGGTTTCACCTGCTTCGTTTTTAATTTCAATTGGTCCCCAAATCCACCATTCGGTTTCATCGTTATACCAACCATCTTCGCGATCTTCTAATTCATAGATGCTGTTTTCTTCAATGAATTCTTCAAGCTCTTCTTCCTCTTCTAGAGTAAGCCCTTCGAATTCAGTATCGTACCAGCAACCGCCGTCAAACATTTCTACAAGTTCAACACTTTCAATATTGTTGATTTCGCAATCTAGCATATTGATGCTATCTTTCTTGCCATCACCACCGGGAACTTCTGTAAACTCAAACTCTGGAGGATTGTCGTCACTTGTTTCTACAGTCCACTCACCATAACGGAAACCGTTAGTGACTGTAAGACGACCTTCGCCTTCACGTCGAACCCAATGCTCAACTTCCTGACAAGATTTTTTGTAATGTGTACTAACGGTCCATGTTGCCATAATTATTCTTCCAATCCATTTTGTTTCATATATTCAGAACGTTTTTGGTCACGTTCTGCACGATGAGTTTCACATAATGTTGTAATCCAACCACTTCCACCACGCTCTCCAGGAGCACCGCATTCTTCACAAAGCATCATGCTCATTTGTTCAGCCATATCAATGATACCGTTAGTATATTCATCTCCACCTTGTACGTAGAAACGTAAGCCGCCAAACTTTTCTTTAACTTGTTCAGCAACTACTTGCGGAGCAACTTCACTGTCTTTGTTTTTCCAATCTAAATGACTTTGAATTAAACGGCAGGCTTGATTGAGTAAATCAAACCAACCTTTGCCTATAGCAATACCGCCGTACCTGCCACTAAAAATTTTAGGATATACTTTTGGAAAGTAGTCCTGCATTTCTTGTTCTGTCATTTTCATTGTTAGATTACACCTGTGTGTAGTTCTTGTTTATGCTTTAGTATAGCAATTTTATCCTTTAAGAGCAACCTTTCTTTCTTCAATTGCTCTAATTTTAGGTCTTCAAATAAGCCATTTTTTTCCAAAGTATCAACTTGTTTGTCCAAAGCACGATGTGCTTCTTCTAAATGTGCAATTCGATTTTCATACATTGTATTCTCCTTAGAGGTCTGCTGCCAAACTATTCAACTCGTCATCATCTGGATTAGAAAAATCAATCTCGCCTGCTTTCTTACCGTCATCGAAATCAAACAAACTACCGAATGTATTTGCCGCTGGCCCACCTTGTAGTCGAGCACCTTCGAGACTCTTTAAGAATTGTGATGCATCACTAATTAAAGAAAATGCCTCGTCTTTAGTTTTAGTATTGAATAATTCTTCTACAAATGTACTAAAGTATAGAATCTTACGTGGAACCCAATCACTGAATTCAATTTCTTTCTTACCTTCAATACCCCATGCTCTCCAGTCTGGTTTATATTTTGCACATTCAATATCCATCAATTGTTGAGCACGTTGAACAGCCTTGATATGACATTCAACATTATGACCCATCATCAATGCATAAGCAAAGCTATCCCAAGAAGTTTTACCTTCTTTGCCAATCTTGTTTAACATGCCTGGAGCATACCAGCAGATGTCGCCCATTGTAAGTCTAGAACCAACTTCGCTTTCGAATGGAAAAGGAATGTCAGATTTAGAAAGAGCTTTAGTGTCCGGAGCCTTGTCCATAATAACTGACCAACGCTTGTTAGTATGTTGTGCGTTTGTATAAACTAATCCGTGAGCAGTGGCAATAAACGGACTTGCACAGTCAAAACTAATTGTAAGTTCTGGATTGATATGTTTGCGTAACTGACGTTGGATTTGTGTTAGATAGCAGGACCAATCAAGTTGTGCTGTACCCAAGAAGTGAATCCAGTTCTTGCCTGTAAGCATACCTTCGTCACGCATAGTCATTAAACGTCTAAGAGTGATATCCATCTTACACATATTAGCACCACCAAACGCCCAACCTTCTGCTTCACGCCCAGCGTATTTGCCTTTGGGATCACTAAACTCTTTAACACCGTTATACCATTTCTCAGCAGTATCCCAGTCACTACCTTGTAGAACGTTCAACCACTTAGTTTGACCTAAACGATTCATCAAGAAGTAATCGTTATTGAAGCGTGTTTTATCTAAACAATCTTCAAATGTTTTTAATCCAGTCTTTGGACTATGAATATGGTCACAAGCCCAAGTAGGAACGTCAAGCATCATTGACCAATCAGCAGTAAGTTCAAGCCATTCTAAAATATTTTGACGTGTCTTGTTCGCGGCAGGACCTTCAAAGTTTAACCAATCAAATTTAAGAACACCTTTACCAATTTGATATCCACCAGAGTCACCTAAGATCATTGTATTGCCACGATCACGTTGTTGAATCATAGACTCTTGTGTCATACTCTTTTGTAAGTCTAACTGTGCGTGACCTGCAGAGTAAAGACCATATTTGTATGTAAAATATCCTTGTTCGGGATTTAAAAAGTTCATGCCTTCAATACCACGATCAAAACCTTTGGGAATACGATCATTGGGTACAAATTCTTCTAAACGTTGTTTAGCAACATATGTGCTATAAAAAGAACTGATAGCAGGTAAGTATACCGCATAGTCCTTTTGTAAGGGTGTTAAATCAATTGGTTGTTTCATAGTCTCTCGCTAATTTTGCCGTAATATCTAATTGTTGTCTTGCCTGTTCTAGATTGTCTAGTGCTATTTTAACGGCAGAGTTTTTCTCTGCCATTGCCTGCCATACTAATTCTTCGTCACGCTTTTTACGAGCCCAATCAAGCAATGATTCAGCTTCGCCGTTCAAGCCAACGCTAGCATGGGCCATGTTGAGTATGACCCAAGTATTGCCGTCAAACACTTCCATGTTTTGACTAGAAGTATTGTATCTCATGTTGCCAACACCTTGTTGTCCTGAATAGCTGTTTACATAGGTGCTGGCATTACCATTCGTAACTGTTATATAACGGCCGGAAGGTGTAATGCCTTTAATCATTATACTGCTTGTGCTGGAATAATGTATTTGTATGATGCCAAACCGCTGTCAAGCGTAATTTGAATAGCACCTTCGTTTGACAAACTCATCTTTGTGTTGTTTACATCTGCAATCTTCAAAATACTCAAGATTGGCAACACTGGCCAAGTCCAACCGCGATCAAGTTTACCTGCAACATTTTGTGCAAATACAAACTCACCACCGTGTGTTGATGCGTCACCAAAGATAAACTTTAAGTTACCGCCATCTGTCTTAGCAAGGAATGTTGGATGCTCATTGTTAGCACCTGCTTGGAAGTTGAAACGCTGTACTGCGGATACAGTTGGCTCCAATTCCACATCCCACTTTACGCCACGGAATTTTACAGTTTTCATCTTTTCGTTGATGATTTCTGAATTCATAAAGCGGTAGTCGTTTTTAAAGTCGCCATCTTTGTTTTCAAAATGCAAACCTGTTGGAATAGTTTCACCATTACGATCTGCTGTAGTGACGCTAATCTTAGCATCTTCTTTGTACTCTGCACCGTCTAACAAATATTTTAATTTGTTTAATTGCGGCATACCAAACACACCAATCATATCTGGATATGGTGCCGATGTCTCAGCTTCCATAATAACTGAACGATCGTCAGCCATTGAATTGATTGTAGTTTTTGTATCTGTGCCTGTAACTTTAACTGTAGTCAAGAACCCTAGGTTCTGTGTATGACTAACGATGTCTTGTAAAATGTCTTTCATTGAGAATTCTCCGTGTTTAATATGATTATATTTAGATCGTGAGTGAAAAGCAAGCCTCAAATCACTCAAAATCAAATAGTTTTGCGAATGTGTTATCACTGCGTGTTTGACTGATGTCCCATTCCAAAACACCGATCAAGTTTTCTAACTTCTCGTCAATGACGGTATTTTCCATAGTGGCGTCATCAAACGGTAAGTCTTTAAACCATTGAGGTAATCTAAGTTCATCTACAGGATATGCTACTGAAGTATATCCCATTGGATTATCTTTAACCTTACACACAATGACTTTTGCTCCGTCAACAATACTCATAGAGTATTTGTCATTCATCATACGCTTTAAAGTATTCCAGTTTAGACTAGCACGAACGTGTCCGGGCATATTAGTCTTACCTGCTTTCTTTTCCTTTGCGGCATACTCAGTAATGTTGTTGGCTCGCTTGGGCGAACCTTTCTCCCATCCGGGTCTTGTTTTGAACTCTGTACGGAAATCAGTAATGTACTGTAATACATCCTCTTTAGCCGCACCATTTAGAACCTGTGTTAGAACTTCACTTAGGAAGTCTTGGATAACAACCGGGGTATCTGAACGCTTGAGGTCAAGCCCCATGGCTTTAATTTTGCCTGGCTTGCCGTCGATGTCGGCTCGTTTACCTTCTTTGTCGTAATAGAGAACTGCGTATCGCTTCTTAGTAATGAACAAACCTTTTGATGCGACAATTTCTCGTCCTGCTTTGATAACTTCGCCTCTGGTTTTTGGGCAGTGGAAAGCATCTTGCATGAATTTTGGGAAAGTTCCATTTACTTCTTCTCCTATGGTATCGTAAAGTTCAATAACTGCTTCTCTACTCCAAGGAATAAGACCTTTGTCGATCTCTTTCTTTAGTGTAGTGTATGCTGAGAAATAACAAGAGTCTGTATCGCCATAGATAATTGCCTTACCTACGTGATCATTAGTTCCTGTAATAATTTCATTTACTTTACCGGCCATATGTTGAGCAATCGCTCTTCCGGTTAGTGTAGTTGATTGACCAATGCGGTTATCAAAAAAGCGACAACCTGGATTTAAAATAGCACCATATAGACTGTTCAAATTGATCTTCTTGACCAACTGACGCTTGTCCCAATATTCTTCTTCGATTTTATTGCCAGCCGCAATACATTCTTTGAGTTTTTTCTGCATGTCTTTGCGTTCAGCGTACCAACGCTTTAACAGACCTGGAATGATACCTTCTTTTTCGTAAGTAAAGATAGTACCGTTAGCACTAATCATCCAAGGTTGATTGCTTTCAAAGATTAAATCATACACTTGTGCGCCACTTAGAGTATCTTCACCACCGCCTTCCCAATCGATAGTAATTTCGCGACCAACATCTCGATCCATAACAGCGGTATACTCTAAAGAACCAAAGATACCTTCCCATGCACCAGCAAAGCTACGACCTTTAGCCATTTCTGCTTCAATAAATGCCTTTGTTCCGTCTTGACGTAACTGACCAACAATAGTTTCTGGGCCCATGTTCAGGGCACGAATAGCAGACGGATACAGTGAGTTGATGTCTAACGAACCAATCCACTCGTGAATTCCTTTCTTAGGAAACGCAACATACGCACCAGCTGCCGCAGTATCAACCCCTGCTTCACGAGAAATACGGTTTGGAACAATCATTCCACGCTTGTGAGCTTCGTTGATAATTGCCTGTTCAGTTACAGCAACAGCACCCATTGTAGTTTGTAGCAATACAGTACATTCATGTGCTAGTGTGTTAGCAAGATCCAAGAACTTTAACTTCTTATCAAGTTTTTCCAACAACATACAGTCTTGCCTGTTGTATTCAATAAACTTGCGGAAGTCATTGTTGTATAACTGATCAAGTGTGCCTTCGTAAACTGTTTTGTTCTCACCAATTTCCATTTCGCCGATAGCATCTAGTCGATATGTATGGCGTTCTTCATAGGTATACTTTCGATACAGCTCCAAACTATCCATATGCACACGACCTACAAAGTCGTAAGTGATAGCAGTCTTGCCGTACTTCTCGTATTCACGCTTCTTAGGAAATTGATTCCATAAGCAGAATCTACGAGTGTCTTCTTTACTTAGAACCTTAGTAACACGATTGACTGTATACGGAATATCAAAGCCTTCTGAGTTCCAACCACTTAGCACATCTGCATCTTCAATAAGATTTAAGAATGTATCTAGCATCTCGCCTTCGGATTCGAATAGCATCGTGTTTGGAAATTCTGCAACTTGTTTAGTTGCTTCTTCCATTGACATTTTTTTAGGCGGGATAGCCAAACATACCATAGTTTCCATCCACTGTAGGTAGACAGCAATCGCGGTAATTGGCATGAATGCATCTTCGGGTGATGCGTAGCCACGTTCTGGATCGAAGTCTACCTCAATGTCAAACCATGCTACGTTTAGCTTTGGTGCATCTGCATTGAGATAATTATCCTCTAAACAACGATAAATTGGATTGATGTCGCTTTCGTAAAGTTTACGATTGGAATGAATAGCAAGTTCTTTGCGATGTTCTTTAACATTCTTGCTTGTAACACGACTAAGGGGTTCGCCCTTGATTGAAAGGAATTTACCTTTAGGGTCTTGATAATAAAAGATATGACGAGCTGGATATTCTTTATAATGTCTATTGCCTTGAGCATCACGCTCAACGACATTGATCATATCCTGCTCTCTATCATAGAAAGCGTCTACGTAACTCAAATTGTTCTCCTATGCAATTTACGGCTTGCAAATACCAAACTTGCGGATTGTGGCCACGCCTACCTTCTAACTTATATTTAAGTAATTATCATCCTAACCAGGCCAAGACTGTCAATACTGACTAACAAGATGTAGTTAGCCAACATGCCAAATGATTTCCTAGTATAAGCGGCCCAAGCGTACATAGCACAACCGCAGATCCAAATAGGATACAAAGTAAGCAAAGGCGGATTAGGTACAGTAAGCGCCATAGTGATGCTGTTACCGATACTGATAGCCCATGCAAGTAGTTCGACACAAAATCGAAACTTGTCGCTTTGCCAATCATCACGTATCCATTCTATTGTAGGTTTAAAAATTGTGTCAATCATTCTGGTAGACGTTTGGTTACGCCAAGAATCATTTCAATATCATTCCATTCTTGTTCGTGATCTTTCCAATTGTCTTTATGTGCGATTGCAATTGCTTTATTGATAATGCTAGGTTTAATTTGGAGTTCTTCGGCTACTGCTTTAACTGTTTCTTTAAGACCTTCTTTAAGATCTTCAACTTCACGCAATACATTGCCGCCTTCGTTGATAAGACGTTCTAGTTTTGCTTTTTCTTCAGGGCCGTACATTCTTGTTGACATAATTGTTCTCCTATAGAACTATTATATAGTCAAAGAAAAAGCCGGTCAACTAAATTGCCGGCTTTTGAGTGTAATTGGTTAAATTACTTTGTTTCTGCTAGTACATCGTACATTTCAAAAACACCACCCATGCGCTCGTATACTAGACCTGCGTATACTTCTGCTTTGGTTGACTCGTTAAACTTAGCTTGAGCAACACGTTGAGCCCATGCAAACAACGCTGTGTCTACTGGATCAATTTGTTGTTGTCCACCGCTTTCCTGAACCAACTTGATCATTTCTTTGAATGTCAACTTACGCTCTACGGATTCTTTAACTGGTTTTTTCTGTGCTTTTTCGATGCCCTTCATACGGTTCATCATCTTGCCACCGTCTTTATCACCAGTAGCCATTTTACCAACGTCTGCTGATGCTTTCTTCACATATGATGATTTAGTTGCATCGCTAACTTCGTCAACTTTCTTTTTCTTTTTATCAGCAACTGCCTTCTTCATTGGCTCTTTCTTGTTGCCGTCTTTGTCCATATCTAAGAAGTCTGGCTTTGCACCTTCTTTAACTTCTTTCTTATCGCCTTTCTTCTTAGCAATCATTGCCTTGAATTTTTCTTGAGCCGCTTTTTTAGCATCGCTAGCTTCTTCGATTGACTCGTCTTTCTTTTTAGATTCTTTCTCAGCGGCTTTACCACTGTAGTTGTTACCAGCTTTATGAACTACACCGGTTTTGGTTTTAGTTACAGTTCCGCCAGTTGATGTTTTCTTTGTATCGCCGACCTTAGCGTCTTTGTCAAAGGCTTCTTTCATCTTTGCAGATTCTGCAAGAATAGTTGATTGTCCTGCTAGTACACGCATTTGTGCGCTTTCATCTAATTGCACAGACTTTGGCAATTCTGGAGCGGCAACGTGCTCTACAGGGTCATTTAATGTGCTAATTTTAGCAACGAGTGATTTGAAATCCATGTTAGTTTCCTTGACTTTTAAGGTTCATATTATATTTATCTTTTGATAATAGATTCAGTAGGCTTCTTAGACTTCTTTTTAGTTGATGGCTGTTTGTAAGTTCCACCAAATAATGTTCCTACTTTAGAACCCCCACCGCCCATAGGCATAGAAGCAATACTACCTGCTCCTGTAGCGCCACCTGATGCTGATTCTGTTACTATTTCTGCAATTTTCATACTGTATTTATCTTTGGGCTAATTGTATCTTGTAATCTTTAAACGCACTTTGTCTGCTATCAAGCCCACGTAACCCAGGGTTTATTACCTTAGTTACGGCTGTAGTATCGTTAAAATTATCAACTTTTGCCTGGACTCTATTCTTCCAAAACCATACTGCTACCTTGGCAGCAGTCATTGGATTTTCAACCATTTCTGGATGTTGTTCTAAAGGAAGTCCTAATGCTTCGCCCGCTCGTTTGTAGTTGTCACGCCCGGTAAGTTGTATAAACCCACGCCCTGCGTATCTAGATCCATCGCCTGCTTTTGTGTTACCTAAGGCTTTTGCTTTTTTAGGAGCATGTTTTGGGTCGTATTTTTTGAAGTCTAAACTACCACCAATTTCTTTCATCTTGGTAAAGTTTAATGTTTCGTGTTGACATTGTGCCATAAATTGTGCAAGTTCAGTTCCTTTGAGTCCTGATTTCATTGCTACATTTTTTAGTGTTGATTCTGCTTCAGCTGGACTAACTTTTTTAACAGGAGCCGCCACTGGCGCTTTTGCCTGATGTGGTGTTTGTTGTTTAACTTGTTGTACCGCTACTGGCTTTTCTTGATGTTTGTTTTTTGCTTCGGCATCACCTGCATGACCAAACGCTAGTCCAGTAGCAAGTGCGCCAGCGGCAGCGATATCTTTCCAGCCCTCTTCAATATCGTTATTAGCAATATCTTGTTCTAAATCTCTCACAATCAAATGAAGAAATTCTTTAGCGGCACCGTCACCCCATTCTAAACTTTTAATAATAGCGTGTGCGCCTTCGGTGCCAACTTGTTGTACAATATGTGTTAGTAATTCTTTAGTTATGTGTGGCAATCCTTCTGGATCGCCTTCGGACTCGTGTTTGGCACGACCAGCTTTCATATTAGCTAACCAGTGTGCCATACGAGCTTTTTCGCCGGTGCTATGTTTAGCAGTTTTACGTAAACTGCTTACACTGGCCTTTGTATTGACTCCGCTACGTTTAGCCAATCCCTTGCGACCAGGCTTCTTGCCATCAGCAAAGTTTTCTAGAATAACTTCATGAATTCTCATTAGCAGTTCCACTTACGTAGAGCCAGTGCTTTACGTGTTGGTTTACCGTTAGGCTTTTTCATCGGGCCTTTCATACCGCCCATTCTAGCACAGAATGATTTACGGCGTTTAGCCGCCTTACTGCCTTTTTTAAGTTTGCTAGGTTTTGTAGTTACAGCAGTTTGTAAGTGACTACCAGGATGCTCTCTACGATAACTAGCAACACCTTTCTTGTTTAGACCACCATTCTTATTTTTACCAGCCTTACGATGCCATGCGGCAGATTCATCTAATAGTTCTAAGTCGTCTACAGTTTCAAAGTCTTCCCAGATAACTTCACTATCAACACCGTGAGCTTCTGCAAGACTTTCTACCATATCTTCGATAATATCAAATAGTTGATCTGCATCTAGGCTTTCATTCTTAGGCTTCTTGTGGTGCTTCTTCATATTGATAGCAATAGCGGCCTGTTGCGCCGGACTACCTGCTTCTTCAACACTTTCGTTAGGCACACAGTTATTGACTCTAACACCACCTTTGATCTTGGTGCCTTCTTTGTGCTTGCCTTTCCAGCATTTGGGATCTAAACGCTGTTTAACAGCTTCGGTAATAAATTCACTCGCTCTCATACGGTATTCCTCCTAACCCACATCCAAAGCGGGCAAGACCTTCATAAAGTTGTTTACACAGGGCTGTAAGGGTTTCTTTTAGCATCGGTGCCATCATCCTCTGGGTATACTGGATATTGATCGGGGTTCATACTGAAAAGGAACTCCCACATCCACATGTTGTTGTTGCATTAGGGTTTTTAATAGTAAAACTACTGCCCATCAATTCATCTTTGTAATCAATGGTTGCACCTTGTAGATATTGCATACTCATTGAATCAACAAGGACTTTAAATCTTTCGTCTAGCGCAAATTCAAAGTCGTCTTCGTTTTTTTCTTCGTCAAATGTAAAACCATAACTGAAACCGCTACATCCGCCTCCTTGTACAAAAGTACGTAATGCAAGGTTAGGATTATTTTCTTCGGCTAATAAATCTATGATTTTGTTTTTTGCTGTTTCAGTTATCTCGACCATTCGTCATCTCCCACAGGCTTTTCGCCAGTCATATAAGGTAAACTAAACCAAAGTTTAAACCATTCTGGTGTTCCGGGCTGAATATTATGTTTATTCATCAACTCGCCTTTGGTGTTTCCAGTAGTACTTATGTTACTACCTTCCATACCTTTGTATTCTTGCAATTTTGCAGGATGTCCTAGTCCTGCTAGGTATTGTAACGATTTTAATTCGTGAATAGGATCGCTAGGGTCAAGCTGGCAATCTTCATTGCTATCTTGATTTAGGTTATCAGTAGTGATCCTGTATTGTTTCATTTACTTTCCAAATGGAAAAACTTGAACCCATTTAGTACCTTGTTTCTGTACCCATTTCTTAGGATCAAATTTGCTACGAATGATATTATGTACTCTAAGAGCATTCTCCATTCCATCTCGATAGCCGTCGGCTTTTGCCTGACGTTCTTCATGTCCGGCAATCATTCGTTGTTTAAGTCTGCCATCTGCAGGATCATATTTGTACCATAAGTTAGCTTCATCATTTCCACCGCGAAGATCATTGCCATCACTGTCGTAATAATTTTTAAATCCGCCCTCGTCAATACCTTCTGCAGTTTTTTGTTTTTGCAGGTGGCGGTAAGCACTTACAGCATCGCTTGGAAAATCTTCGTCATAGTTTAATTCATAACTAGCACGTTTCTTGCCTAAGTCAGCGACCATAAAAGGCCAAGCCGCATTAAAGAATTCGTCAGCGCGACCGTCAATCGGCAAGTCAGGATTTTCATCAAATACTTTTTGTGCTAGCTCTTCGGCGTAGTATGCACCAAACTCTGCACCTTCATCTTTCTTATGACTCTTATAACCTTTGTTTTTCATTGACCACGCTAACGCATACGGATTATCGATTTCGTCATGCTTCTTCATAGCCTTTACAGTACCTTCCCAACCTTTTGGAGCCACTTCATTGGCAATGCTTTCACCGCCTACTAGGTCGCCTGCTCTTGCTGGACGATTCTTACTAGGGCCATCGTTGCGCCATTGACCGGCTTTTCCGGACTTCTGTCCTACTTTAGCACCAGCAAACGGATAAGAACTTGCCTCGGCATGCATTGCGTCCCTTTTATGTTTAGGGTCAGCTTTCTTTTTATTAGTATGAGATCCACTACCTTTGGCAACAGATTGCGCGGCATGAGCGACCGGGTTTCTAGGTTTAATAGAATGTTTTTTATCTCGGCGATTCTTTTTGCCTTCGATTACTGTAATTTCATGTGCTTTCATATTATTTTCCTGCGTCCATAGCTTTCTTTAATTTCCACTGCTCTAATGCATGCCACTCGCGATCGGTCAGTTCAATGCCTCTTCTTCTCTTATCTAGTAAAAGTTTAACCCAAGCATCGTCGTCTTTCCTATTGCTGATAATTCTTGATTGTGATGGATCCCATTTCTTTTTTGGTGGCTCACCTTTAAGAAAACTTAAAAATCCTGCTTCGTCGATATCTTCAACTGGCTCTTTAACTTTTTTCTTAGCTAGTTTTGCCGCTTCTTTTTCTTTGGCTTTCTGTGCGTATGGTAACAAGTATTCTGCTACTACATCAAAGAAAGGTTTACCACCGACTAGTGTATCTGCTGGAACACCAGCGGCAGCCGCAAATGCTTTTCTATCGCCAGCTTCGACTGCGGCTCTTAGATCAGTTGCGCTAGAGATTCTCTTTGCTTTACGCCAAACAATATCTGCAAATTTGTAATAACCATGAGGACCTTCGACGCCATTTGATTTTTGTAATCCTGGAACAAAAATCTTAGAATCGTTTTCGTCAGTTACAACATACAATACAACTTCGCCGTGCTTTTTATACACCATAGTGGCCAATGTCCACCAACTTTGTTCTGCAACCAAATGCCCTTCAATTTCTGGCATTATAGTTTTCATTGCTTCTACTTTAATATCAAAAGGTAGCGGATCTTTAGGACCAACAGTACTTTGATTAGTACCAACGTACCAAATAGGACTTTCACTGGCAGTAGTCCATGCGGCTTTATGGCCCATATGCGGCGGATTAAAACGTCCAAAGATTATGGCCGCTTCACTTGTTTTGGCTTCAAATAGTTCTCTTAGTTTCATGCCGGAGTCCAACGTTTACGTGGTACTAGTTTAACATTACCAAATTGCTTACCTTGATCAGCATAGCGTACACGACCTTCACCGTGTGTATCCCATACATCACCCTGCTCGCCTTCGACTTGATCAATAACTTGATCTTTCATATCCATTATCATTTTTACCAATGTAAAGATAGCTTCTAATGAATTTTCATTTTGTTGTGCCAATGCTTTAATTTTTTCTTGTTTTGGTGCGGATACTTTGCTAGTCCCTAGCCATGTATAAAATAAGTTAGCATCGATGCCGTCTAGTTTCTTGGCCTTGGCTGTTTGATTTACAAAAGTATAAATGATATTTTTAAGATCACTTAGTCCCGTGGTGCCTTGCAAGAACGAATCAATTTGTTTTGCGTGTTGTGATAGATATTTTTCTACGTTAGCAACAGCACTCATGTCAACATTTACTGGTTTAGAATTGTATACAGGACCTAACACAATGAGAGCTGAATTACCATTGAACTTACTAAAGTCACTAATTGGTTTTTGTGAACTATCTGGCATACCAAACTCTGGAAAAAATGCATGACCAACAACCATAACCTGTGCACCTGCAATTCGTTTACCTAATTCGCTATCTGCTCTTACATGATAACATGTTTGTGAGTTGGGATTAGGGCAAAAATTGTAAACACCTTGTTGATCTAGTTCAGGACGTTTTAAAAATAATCCGTCGGCATATACAAATCCCACAAAGTCTTTAGGTGTTGCCGAATCAAATAATGGATATAAATTTGCAAACTCTTGTGCAAACTTTTCTCTTGCTGATTGTTCTTCTGGAGTTTTAGGATTACCGCTTTTGTTTTGAATAAAATCTTTTACTTCTTCTGGACTTGTACCTTTGGCACCACGAGCCCATCCGTTGTGGCCTGCAAGTATAAGAGGCCCACCTTTAGATTCTCTACCCCAATAAATTTGAGGATTACCATCCCATTTCATTCTAATACTGCCTGCACCTGTAGGTGTTGCAAAATCTTTAATATGAGATAATGCTTCTAGTGTACCTTGACTGCCGTGAAAAAATACTAGGTCTTCTAAGTGATTAAAAGCACGACCCAGTTGTTTCGGCGCATCAGCCTCATTTAGAAATTCAAATGCTCTCATTATTTGTTCTTTTTATAGTGGCCTTGTTTGATAAACTCTGCCTGTTGTCCTGCAATGCTTCTGGCTAGGTCTTCAACTTTGTGTATTGGGAAATTTTCTTCTTTTTCGTCGATGTCGAAAGTGTCGCAGTATTCGTCAATACAATGCATCAACGGTTTTAGATATACTTTATGTACTTCGGGATGATCTGCGTATTCTGTATGCTTATGAATAGCTGGCATCATATGATTGACCATTAAATCATGATTGTGATCGATGAAGAATTTTAGATCGTCGATCCAGTCGACGTCATGTTGCTCTTGCTTTGGACCAGCCAACGGGCTGAACATTTCAACTAATTTTACCATTATTTGCAACTCCAATATCTTGCATACAACCCCAAAAGGTCATACTGTATTTATCTGCTGGTAAATGTTAGAAGTTATATTGAATTGACTGGATAGAACCGTTCTGTATGTTGTATGCGGCACGAATCCATACAAAATTTCCGCTGAAATTGACGGTATGAGAGGTTTGTCCGTGTAGTGTTGCACTATCTCCGCCATATTCTGTATTATCAACATCAAACCAGTCTGCATCACTAGGGTCTAGTGCTAGTGTAGCCTGTAGTTTAAATAACCCCGAAAAGGTTTGAAATAGGTACACGGCAGTATGTAAACAATCAGGCTGATTATGATAACCAGCACCTGGACGTTTATCGCTGAAAGAAAACGAATCATCAGCAGATACTGTGCTAATATTCGATAATAAGATAATAGTTTCGTTGGACATCTCTTATTTATCGACTAAACGATACTCGTGTACCTTGCCCATAACTTCAGAATTACGAAGTTGCATCATAAACAACGTCTTGTCGTCTTCGACTAGTACGTATCTACGATCCCAATTCCAGTCAGTATCTATAAACCACTTTTTAACAGCATCACTGATTAAAACTCTTGGACTTTGACTGTCTATCCAAGTTAAAAAACTTCTTTTCAGATCTATATCGTGTTTCAGCTTGTGGGGTAACAGATACACTTTAAATCGATATTTGTTATGCGGTAATTTTTTAGCAAATATCATGGTTGAGTTTAGGACATCATCTTCCATTCCTGGAAAAGGTTCAAACCCGTGGCGAACAATAGGTTCAAATACTTTGATCATATCCTGATAGAAGATTACATCATTGGTATAAAAATCTAAAAAATTGCCTTCAATACGTTTACCGTACTCTTTACCTTTGTTATTTGCTAGAAAACTGATAATTTCTAAAATTGTATCTTGATTTGCCAGAGCAAGTTTTTTATGATCATAGAAATGAAAGTTTGCAGGAGGAGTACCTAACAGGTACAGGCGGATATCATCGAAACTATGATTTCGAAATATATACCCTCCCTTGACTGTTAGGGTGACCTTATAAATCCATTTGTTATAAAATCTTTTATTTGTATACTTTTTAAGCATCGTCTTGTTCAGCGGTTGCGGCCTCTAAAGCAAGTCCTCTCTTTAGAGCTTTCTTTTGTTGTTTAGTCAACAGCGGACTAATTTCAAAACTCAAATCATCATCAACAACAGTAACTTCAATAAGTCCGCCATCTTTTAATTCACCAAACAACACTTTACGACTTAAAGGAGATTTGATCTTGTTATCGATAATCCTTGCCAGTGGTCGTGCGCCCATCTTTTTATCGTATCCTTTATCGGCAAGCCATTTAACTTCTTCGTTATTGAGAACGATTTCGATGTTTTTATCTTTTAATTGGTTGTTTAATTCTGATACAAACTTTTTAACAATTTGACTTACAATAGCGATAGATAGTCCTGTGAATTTAATAACAGCATCTAAACGATTGCGGAACTCTGGAGCAAAGAACTTTTTAATTGCTTTGTCATCCTCGCCATCCCTTGCTAGGTCACCAAATCCGATTGTGTTATTTTCGTTATCACGTGCGCCTAAGTTTGATGTCATAATTAAAATACAGTTACGACCATCTGCTTGTTTACCATTGCTACCGGTTACAAAGCCATTGTCCATAAAGCCTAGCAAAATATTGCTAACATCTGGATGTGCTTTTTCAATTTCGTCTAACAATAAAATACAGTTAGGAGTTTCTTGTAACTTAGTGATCAATTGACCGGCGTTATCTTCGTAGCCAACATAGCCAGGAGGCGCACCAATTAAACGTGCAACACTATGCTTCTCTTGATACTCACTCATATCGAAACGAATCAATGGCATACTCATCTTATCTGCTAACTGTTTGGCAGTTTCAGTTTTACCACAGCCTGTTGGTCCAAGGAACAAGAAACTGCCAATTGGTTTGTTAGGCGATTTCATACCAGCTTGTGCTACAAAGATCTTATCGAGCAATGTATCAACAGCGCCGTCTTGTCCATATACAGCACCTTTCATGCCGCCTTCTAGATCTGCAAGATTCTTGCTTTCTTTCTGAGCTACGTTTTCTAAAGGCATATTGATCATCTTGCTAAGTTCGTAGGTCACTTGCTCGATGTCAACAATTTGTTCAAAGCCTTCTTCAATATCCTCGTCTTTCAATTTATAACGAGCACAGGCACAATCGATAATATCAATAGCCTTGTCTGGCAATTTTTTATCAGCCATATATTTGACAGATAGTTTAACTGCTTGATCAATTGCGGCATCAGTAATTTTAACATTATGATGCTTTTCATAATACTTACGAATACCTTTAAGAATTTTAATAGTTGTTTCTGTACTTGGCTCGTCAACACTAACACGTTGGAATCGACGCATCAACGCACGATCCTTTTCGAAGTACTTACGATATTCTTCCCAAGTAGTTGATGCAATAAGTTTAAGTGTGCCTTTAGTAAGAATCGGTTTCAACATGTTCGCCATGTCATTAGAACCTTGATTAGAAGCACCAGCGCCACTCATCATGTGTGCTTCATCGATAAACAAAATAATTTTACCTTTTGCTTCTAATGCTTTCAACACGGCTTTTAATCTTTCTTCAAAGTCACCGCGATACTTACTACCTGCAAGTAACGCACTAATGTCTAGTGTATAAACTTGATGGTCTTGGATAAACTTAGGAACTTTCTTTTCAAAGATTTTGCGAGCAAGTCCTTCTGCAATAGCAGTCTTACCTACACCTGGATCACCAACTAGCAATACGTTGGCTTTATTCCTACGTGCTAATACTAATTGTACTTTTTCTAATTCTTCATCGCGGCCAATTACAGGATCGATTTTGCGTTGTTTAGCGGCTAGGCTAAGATTAGTACAGAATGTGTTTACAACTCGTTACATTTGGCTTGGGTTCACTATTGCGGTCTCAGTTTCGACTTCTTCATCGTTTACAATTTCTTGGAAATACTTTACAAATTTTTCTTTAGTTAGCCCGCCCTTGGTCAGGAAATAAAAGGCAAATGAGTTCTTTTCTCCAAGTACACCGATGATAACATCAGCAACTTCGATACGTTGTCTTCCACTGAACAATACTTGTGTAAAACAGCGATTCAACACACGCTCTACTGCATGAGTTTTTCTAGGTTTGTCAACATTAGGATTTTTAATATCATTTAGATTATTTTTAATGTAATGATCTAGATTTGTTTTAATGAAGTTTGCATCCGCGCCAAACTTTTCCATCATCTCAAAACATTCTTTATCGCAGGTTATTGCATAAAGTAAATGCTCAATTGTAACGTACTCGTGGTCGTTTTGTTTAGCAAGGTGCATTGAATTTTCAAATACAACCTGTAGGTGCTGACTTGGTTCTATCATTTACTTTTTTTCCTTAGTTTCTTCATAGCAAATTGTAATTTCAACGGTGATACTCTGTCAACAAAACATACACCGTTTAAGTGATCTAATTCATGTTGGAAGCATCTAGAAATTAGTCCATCAATTTCTGCTTCTATTGTATCACCTTTTGAATTCTGGTATTCAACTGTAATTTTTTTTGGTCTAGCAACTGGCAACCATAGACCTGGATAACTAAGACATCCTTCTTGATCTATTTCTGTTTCTTTACTTGCTTCTAATATTCTAGGATTAAACACGGCAAACGGTGCAGGGAATCCTTCAATCTTATTACTGCCTATAACAAATACTCGTTTCCTAATATCTATTTGATTTGCGGCTAATCCTATACCACTGTTTGCAACCATGAATTCGATCATGTCATGCTCTAGTTGTACTGCATCGCCATCATTTTCAAAGTCCCAGTCTGTGCTAATTTCAACAAGACTGTCGTGCGGTCCTAGTTTAAATTCCATCTTGTATTTCTTGTATTTTCTTTAATTGATCAACTGTTAAATTTCTAGGAATGTCTACTTTAATTCTAATTAAAAGATTTCCTCTTATTCGTGTTCTCATATTAGGAACACCTTCGCCTTTACAGCTCAGTATATTATCTGGTTGTGTACCGGATGGAATGTTTACGTTTAGTGTCTTATTATCGATTGTGCGGATAGCAATAGTAGTTCCGAGCATTGCTTGCCATGCATTTATGTGATGCTCATATACTAGTTCATCACCTTCTCTTGAAAATAAAGGATGATGCCTTACGTGAACGTTTACAATTAAATCGCCTGGAGGAACATCGCGGAATTGATTATCACCCATTCCTTGATATCTAATTTGTTGACCATGATTCACGCCGGGTGGAATAGTAATGTTTAATACCTTATTTTGTCCGCCTGGAATATTGATTTCGGCATTTAACTCTTTGCCATTGATCACGTCTTCTAAAGTTAGTTCGACATTTACATTGACAGTACGATTTCTGCGCATTTGATTTCTAAAACCAAAGCCAAACTGATTAAAGATATCTTCCATTCCTGGAGCACTACCAAAATGGAATTCAAAAGGATTGCCACCGCCCTGATGATAAAATCCACCACCGCCACCGCCCTGTTGATTTGGGTCCATGCCAGCGTCGATCATTTGTTTCTTTTGTGGGTCGCTTAGAAATTCGTATGCTTGACTAACTTCTTTAAATTTCTTTTCGTCACCTCCGCGATCAGGATGGTGCTTCATAGCCATGCTACGATATGCTTTTTTAATTTCGGCGTCTGATGCGCCGCGTTGTAAACCGAGTGTAGAGTAATAATCCATAGTTATATTATACAAGAAAAATAGGACTGTGTCAAGCAGTCCTATTATTTACTACAGATTTACTGAGTGATTATTTTTTCTTGGCTGGTGTTTTTGCTGGAGCCTTTTCTGGAACTTTTTCACCATCGAATTTTTTATGATGTTTAACTTCCTTCTTTGCGGCTACTGGTTTTTTAGCAGGCTCTGCATGAGCTACTTCAAAACAAACTACTGACCAAATTACAATGTTTAAAGCTATTAAAAATTTTTTCATAATATTTTCCTTAAATTGGAGCCCCAAAGCCCCCAGTTGATGCTGGTCCTAATTTTCCGCTACTTGTTGTGATTGGAGACGCTGTAGATGCGCTTCCAAACCCGCCTCCGCCAAAGCTACTTGGTGCTGATGCTGGTGCACCAAAACTGCTTGGGGAACCGAATCCTCCTGCCGCAGGTGCGCCAAATGCTGGAGCCCCGCCTGTTGATGAACCGAATCCGCCATTGCCTGCTCCTCCGAACCCACTTGCTGGTACACCGCTCATGTTAGTGTTAGTGGTCATTATTTGTGATGTTGTTGTTGGGTTAGCCGCAGTACCAGCTAACTTTTCTTGTGTACGACCAAATGCCGCAATACCTAAGACCGCACCCATTGCAATGTGGAATAGGCCAGCACCTTGTAGTGTTAGAGGATTCCATTGTGTAATAGGCACATGCATCATGGCTTGTAGCAGTGACCACAATACTGGAAATACTGCCATATCCAATAAACAGATTAGCATATACATCCAACCCATCATTGGACGCCATAAATTTTGCATCCACGCATTACTATCTTTTTCTTTTGACATAGTTCGCTCCTATTTGTCTTATTTGTTTAGAACCACAAGAATAATCCATTTAAACTTAGTAGTATTCCAAATCCTGCTACTGCAAAACTGCCCCAGAACATGGCCATGCTGACTGCAAGGATACTTGCTGATAGAACAACAATAGCTAACTGGTATGCTGTACTAGCATAACCAATCCATGGACTAGATTTTTTAGCAACTTCTCGCTCGTGTTCCATTGCTTTTGCTTCTGCGGCGATAGCGCCTTTATCGGCATCCATGCGCTCTTTCTCAGCCATGAACTCTGCTTTTAGTTTTGGATCATTGGTTGTCTTAGCCGCAATCTCATAGCTAACGCCACGACCTGCTTTAGCTTGATACTGTGCCCACTTGTTGTTAGCACCTAGTGTGTTGTTTAATACTGTGCTAGATAATTTGCCGCCGTACCATGCGTTTACTGCTAGTAACAATGCAAACACGGAAATAACCATACCTGCTTTGTCTTTTAGTTTAGCTTCACGCTCTGAACGTGATCCTACTGGAGGCTTTGGTGCATCCGGATCTTTTGGTTGTTTGTTTATTAAATTTAAAACTGAATCTATCAATGCCATATTTCGCTCCTATGGATTATGTACTACTATTTAGTTTTTTGGATGTTTTCCACCACAAATTGGGCAGTCTTCGTGTTCTTTACTCATTTTATATCCTCAAATATTTTTTTCTGTGATGTATACCACTCTATCCAAGCATTATACTTTTCTCTAAGTTCATAGTATTTGCCAGCATTTTCGTTAGCATTTTCTATAATATCGCTCAATTGTACTTTTTTGCTGGTATCTAACGGGGTTAGTTTTCCTGCTGGTTCTTGTAACACCGCCGGAGCTTCAGGAAATTTTACAGTAACCGGTGCAGTTGTAGAACATCCTGTTATAAAAGCAACGAGGAAAATTGCTAAAACTGTTTTCATTTTTTCTCCTCTGTTGGATCAGCAACCGCTTTGTTATAATCTATTACTGCTATCTCGGGAACTTTACATTCTGCGTTGATAGCTTCTTTATCTTTTTCAATAATAGTTTTAACAACTTCGACTTTCTTCTCAACAAGTTTAACACGTTCTACAACCTTAGTTTGTATAACAGTATTGACTTCTTGTGACTTAGCTTCGGCTGCTTTTACTTTTTCTTCTAATTCTTTAACTCGTGCATTCCACGCAGACTGAACACCGTATCCGCCGTAAAAATATGAACCCACAACTAAAAGAACGACTCCTATAAGTTCTGCAGGCAATTTGTATTGCCCCATCATAGGAATCCATTTTACCATTTTACTAGCAACATACAGCCCTACACCTAAGGCTAGCATGATGTAATAAATCAAGATGAATATGCTGTCTGGTAAAAGACTAAGCAACCATCCTATCTGAGACATCTAATTAGGCTCCAAACACTTGCAGAGCGTGTTGGTAGTGTGCTTGACGATCTGCAAGACCGATAGTACCGCCGTTGATGCGTTTGGTCATTGTAAGAATGTCGCCACTGTCTGCGTATTGATTTAGATTGTTTGTTTCCCAAAACCAGCAAGCTGATTGAATAGCACCTTCAAATGTGCCTAGATACTCTGGGACATCTTCGACCGGTGTGTCAATGCTTTCTGCAAACTTGGTGTAATTTTGCTTGCCTGTAAGTTGGATAAGACCTCGACCACAATAGCGGAATCCATCTCCGCTTTCTTCAGGGCCGTTGCCCATTCTATTGCCATAGACTCTGTTCGCGATTTTTTCTGGTTGATGTGCATATTGATTTGCCACGTCCATGTTAGGAAAATATTTAGGGAATATTTTGCACAAACTTTCAGGACGATAATTTAAATTTTCGTGTAGTGCTGTAAAGCCGCCAGACTCATGAGCGCATTGTGCCAAGAACGCGGCCACACGCTGTGGTGTATCGATTTCATAATCTGGTAGAATTTCATTTAATGCTTTGTACCAATGATCAACATATGGATTATTTCCAAGTAAGTGAGCTAATTGGTCTTGTGTAAAATCAAATTTAAAAGCCATTATTTTATCCTTTGAAGTAACATGGCAGCGTTGCCATTGTTGAATACAAAATTATCTCCGAGCTTGTTGATATTGTAATCGCCTAATACTTTAGTTAGCCAGAAAATTTCACTGACTGATTGCTCGTCGACTGCTAATGCATCTTCGACGCCTTCTAAGATTGCATCAGTACTACCTTCTTTAATCATACGTAATTGAATTTTTTGATCGTATGGCTTATGGATAGTGATAATATCGCCATCCATGGTGAAGTCATCCATTAGCGTTTTAGTGAAGAATTTTTGAATACCTTCAACACGCACTTGATTCATTAGACCATCATACGCATTTGCATCTGTAGGAATAACTGAGTTTAGTTCAGATTCGGTTACATCATAGATGTGATCTTTCTTATAATACTTAAATTTAAAATCATCAATGCCTGTAAGTTTCTTTACACCGTAAGTGATTTCTTTAATATGTTCTGCTAGCCTTGATGTTCTAGGAATTTCAACAAACACAGAGTATTCTCCGTTTTCGTTTTCACCAGATGATACGTCTGCATCAAGCACAAACATATAACCCTTCTCAATGAATTCCATTAGGTCTTTAGCAGGATTACGATCTTTGACGCCAAAACTTAAAACGCAAACGTCACGATCCTCGCCCATCTTTGATTTATAAGCATCGACTTCGAACAATGAATGAACCATGTCTTTGAGGTCTTCAGCTCTCAATCCTTCGTTTAATATATCACGCATTTGCTGTATCCTGTACTTCTTGCTCGCCTGCATCTGCCTGTGCCGCTGGCATTGCTGATGCATTTACAATATCTTCTATCTTATTGCTGTCAAGGTTTCTGTAACCGCGATTGACATCAGCCATAAGTTTCTTAGGCATTTTAATTTTGATCATCCATACTTCTTCACGGTCAATTTTGCCTTTCTTTGTGCCTGGACGAATATCGCTAGGCTTTTTAATTTTTCTTACTTTGGTAATATACGATTCTGCAATCTGCACCTGGCAGCCGTATTCAACTAAACGCAGTCCGCCTTTTGGCTCTGGCATTTTATCTTCAGGCCACATAAAAGTACATTCTACAAAGTAGCGACTTTCAATAGGACCAGCAACTAGTTCGCCATCAATCCAATTGTCAAAAATGTAGATGTCTAGTTCGTCAATAACACGCTCGAAATCTTTCAGTAGATTTAAGCTATTATTAGACCCGTAAATGTTTTCTATATTAGAAATTATGTCTTTTAGATCGGCCATGTTTTCTCCCATTGTATTTATCAGTCAAAAGATAAACGTAACTTATAATATTCTGTTCAGATCGTTAAATACTTTTGTGTTCGGACACGGGCACAACGGTTGAAAGGTCCGTGCCTAACACGCTAAAAGGAGGGCTAACCTTATATGAAGCGAAAAAGAGCGGCAGTACTGAAAGCTAACACGCAGTATCAACAAGAGTCTAATGTTATCAATTTAGTTGAAAAACAACATCAAAAACGCACCAGGATTCAAATCTATCCTAAAAACCTAAACCAAGAAAGTTACTTACTAAAGCTAAATGATCAGAATAAAATGATTATTTTTGCTATCGGGCCAGCCGGCACGGGTAAAACTATGCTTGCGGTTCAATGGGCTATAGATCAACTGAAATATGGTTCTGCTGATAAAATTGTCATAACTAGACCAGCTGTTTCAGTAGATGAAGAACACGGTTTTCTTCCAGGCGACCTAAATGAAAAAATGGCACCATGGACAAGACCTATTATGGATGTGTTCGCAGAAAATTACAATGCTAGAGAAATTACTAACATGATAACAGAGGGGGTGATTGAAACCAGTCCTCTAGCATATATGCGCGGCCGCACATTTAAGAATGCTGTCATTATTGCAGATGAGATGCAAAATGCCACACCAAGTCAAATGAAGATGCTATTGACGAGACTAGGAACGGGATCAAAGATGGTTGTGACCGGAGACCTTCAACAGGCCGACCGTCCAAGCAACAATGGTCTTTTAGAATTCCTTGGGGTATATAATATCTTTGAAAATCATAGATACGTTGACATCTGCCACTTTACTGTGGGAGATATTGAACGCCATGAGGCGGTAAAGGAGATACTAGCGATTTACGGAGATTCATAAAAGAATGGGGGAGAAATCCCCCATTTGTTATTCTTCTAACAAATCGATTTTATTAGGAGCACCATTCCATTGCTCAGCATCGGGCAATGCAGGTTTTCTTTTGGTAATGACAGGCCACTTATTGCTTAGTCGTTGATTTAAATCAGTCCAAAATACTACATCAATATCGGTATTGTTGTCCGGAACAATAGCATCAATAGGACATTCTGGGACACATACTCCACAATCAATACATTCAGATGGATCAATACTTAAAAAGTTTGGACCTTCATGAAAACAATCAACAGGACAAACTTCAACGCAATCAGTATGTTTACACTTGATGCAATTTTCTGTTACTAGATAAGTCATTCAATCCTCGAGAGTCTAATCAAAGTTGCGGCTAAGTTGATTTCTGCATCTGCACAAAACGCTTGATCAGTTAGCCCTTGTTTAATAATAAGAACTGCGGTATCTTGATTTTTGCTATCGCCAAAGATACCAACATTGTCGTACAACCAACGATATACTTCGTCCATTTCTTCTACACGAATCTTTCCGCATAGGAGTTTGCGACCTTCTTGAATCTTACCGGCCTTAAACAATTCGACCATTTCAAACTTCCACTCCATTTGTCCACTATCTTCTTTAGTAGGAACATGAAGCTTGCCTTCGCTTACGTTTTGTTGTAACAAATTTATGCACTTACGCAGGTCCGGATATGCGCTTGACACATATAGATCAAGTGTTTCTAAATCAAACTCGATATTTTCTTCAACTAAGATAGTTGCCGCACGGGCTGTAAATTCTGTTTGATCTAGTTTAGTAAAGTGAAACTGTTGGCAACGACTGTGTAACGCTGGAACAATTTTATTGGGACTGTTACAGGTTAAAATAAATCTAGCATAACTTGAATATTCTTCAATGATGCCTTTTAACGAATCTTGGGCATTAGGACTTAGACGATCAGCCTCGTCTAGTAGCACAACCTTAAACGGTCCCCAAGCAATACTGCTAATAAAAGGAATAATCCTGTCGCGGATAAAATCAATACTAGTTTCACGACTAGCATTGACTTCTAAAACATCTGCGTCTTGAATTTCTAATTCATTCAACAATGCTTTTGCTAGAGTAGTCTTGCCAATACCTGGGCTGCCACTTAGCAACAGATGAGGAATTGATTTATCTTTGACCCAAGTCTCAACTTGTCTGCGTTGACTGTCATCACGCCAAACATACCCGTTCAAATTTTTAGGACGATATTTTTCTACCCATAATTCAATCATACAATTTTTCCTAATCCTAACCAAATAAGTTGGTCTAATTCAGTTTGGTAATCTTTACCAAGCCTACGTTTTTCATAAATTGATGCAAGTATTTCTTTTCCATCACCGTAGTCAGTGGCACCTGCTCCTCGGCTTTCTAATTCTTCTACTAAATCATCTGTGTCAAACTCTGACAGATCAACGTCTACTTCAACTTCTGTGTAGATAGTTTTATACATTATACTTCCTTATAAACTATAGAGCAATGTGTGAATATTCCAACCTAGCAGGCCAGCCCAAAACATTCCGTGACCAAGACGATACTCATCGTACGCTTGTTTAGCAAAATACATGGAAACTAATGTTACAATTAAATTGAGAATAAACATAACAATCTCCAATTAGTTTGTGTTTTCACTTTTTAGTCCTTTGTTTATTTCGGCAGCGACTACACGCTGTCTTAGTTCAGTAGTTGAAAAACTGTGTCTACGCTGATTGAAATAAAGTTCCATTCCAAGCTGTGAGCCTGTAAACGATTTATTCATATATTCTTCTCCTAGTATG